TCTACGAACAACAAGACGATGGTGATTATGTAACGCTTCAACCTGACGCGAAGTGGTATATGATTCTTGAGATTACTACTGTGAATGTTAAGGAGAAGCCAAAGGATAGAGAGCTTCAGATATTACAAGCACTCGAAAAACTACTTGGTAAAATTGACACCCTCAACCATAATGTTCAAAAGTTACCAGATAAACCCCCTGAAGAGGCCCCAAAGAAGTATTCATTTGGGGTACTCGTCGCAATATTGGCGACTATTTTTGGAACCTTCGTTTGGATGGTGAATCGCGGCGGGGCTTCGACTCCTTCGGCCATGTGATCGTCTTCGTGAATAAGATGCGTTCATGTGGAGGTTTATCGCGTAGTCTCTTAACACTTGGATTAATGAGACGTAAAGGTGCCGAAAAATTAATATGCTTCATTTACTGGTATAAAATATACAATTTATTTCAGTAAATGATTGAAGATAATAGAAAGAGTACTCACTAAGGTTGAGTTTAGACTCACATCATTGTGGGAAAAATTATTCGGTGGTGCTAGCCTTCTTTTTAGATGACGTAGCGGTGGCAGTGGCTTTCTTTTTGGGTGCTTCTTCGACCTTGGTGCATACACACTTACACACACCCGCTGGACCCGCTGGACCCGCTGGACCCGCTGGACCCGCTGGACCCTTGGGACCCGCTGGACCCGCTGGACCTTGGGGGCCTGCAGAAGCTTCACCACCCACACTTGTATCAACAATCTTTAAAAGGAGATCATAAAGGCGGGCCTTGTCAAGACGTGTACGTCTCATTTCATCTTCGATTTCTCGGCGTAATTGTATTGGATCCATTTTAATATACATAAAAGCAAGATTATCTTTATACCAAATGATCATCATAGGTCCAACGTTACTCTGTGGTATTGGTCAACACGCAAAGAAATATACACAACTATTTGATGATGCGAAATATTATATAATCGGTAGTGAACTCCCTGAGAGTGAACATGGTCTGGCATTTCTTATCCCGACGAAACGTGACATAGAATATATCAAATATCTAAAGACCCGTGTAAAAAATCTCGCCTGTATGACTGTGTGTGAAACTGAGACGGTCCACGAGGATTATGGTCTCATCATGAAAGAATTCAAGAAGGTGGCGGTACCGAGTGAGTTTTGTAAAAGGGTTCTATCCAGGCAATTTCCGGATAACGAGTTCTATGTGATACATGCACACATCCCACCATCAGGTGAGAAACCCTATACATTTTATCACATTGGTAACATATTAGATCAACGGAAAAACTTTAGGGACATCCTTGAGTCATTTGTTCGTCTAAATGAACCGAATACCAGGCTTGTCGTAAAGGCGACATGTAACAGGGATGTTGAAATAAAACTCCCAAATGTTGAGATCATTAATGGACTTATATCAGACAAAGAGATGGACGATATTCACCATCGGTGCGATTGCTATGTAAGTTTTTCAAGCTCGGAGGGTGTTGGTATGGGCGCTGTGGAGGCTGCGTTACGAGATAAACCAGTGATCATTACGAATTATGGTGGCGCACCTGAATATGTCAAGACCCCGTATACGATTGAGTGTGAACTTCAAGAATTGGAAAGAGATGATTTTCTCTTTAAAAAAGGGATGTCTTGGGGTAAACCAAATAAGATCCAACTCTTGGAGTTCATGAGAGATGCATATGAAAAGCGTGTTCGTACAATGAATCATGATCACACTAAAAAATTGGTGGGAAAAGACAATGTATTACATGAATTCATCTTCAATATAATTGGTTGCGAGAACAACGAGGCCAATGATAATAGTACCACTCATTAGAGATCCTTTTTGGGCAATGAGAGTCATAACGACATCATCAACTGGTTGAATACCCGTTGGTTTCTTAACTACACGTGGTACGAGAGTGGCAATAGTGAGGTAAACGGCCATTGCTATTATTACAGGTCTAAGGTTCTCTTGATCGAGAAACATTGTTTATATTAACTATTGATTTTAATTCCGTCAAGTTGGCTCAACAGACTGCTTACATCCATCTTGTCCCCCAAGCTTGCTGAGGACACTTTATGTTTTCTACAGTACTCACCACACACGGCTTTGAAGCTACACTTTTTACCAGACATTGTGATGGCACCACATATCTTGTGCTGTGTCCTCTGTTCTTGAATAACAGCTGGTACACTATCAAGTACAATAATTGCATTATTCTTTTTTGTATTGTTGTATTTGATGTATGACATCTTACACTTCCACGTCGCATCCGCGAGACGATAACACTTTTCAGTTGGCTCTCTGAGACGGTACATCTTTACCGCGTCAGAGAGGCAGGCATTCCACATAGTATCACGAATGACTTGCATTTTAATAGTTACTATTTTATAGTATTTTGGGTGACTTAGGCAGCTTCTCCACCAATTTGGGCCAAATAAATATCAACTTCACCTACAAAATCTGGGCATTTTTCCGATGTCTTTCGAGTTACCATGTCTTGTACATTTGTGATGTGTTCTTTGAACTTCTTGACGTCAATTCCAGTGGCGTTATGGATTTGAGACTCTGATGCAATGTCCTTAAGTGCATAAAAGTACGCGGATGCATAGTTGGCGTGTAAAATGGCAATAACTGGGGACGCATCCTGCTGTGCGGCAACGGCATAGCGGGCTGATTGTCGAACAAGTTTTTCAATTGCTTTGTTCATGCCTCTAGTCTTGTTCTGCATCATAAGATAGAGAACAACGATTGTAGCTATAAGATAAAGGTAAGCCATCTTCTATATATAAGTATGAAAATAAAATGGACCCATAAGTGCTACATGTGCGAGGCTCCGCTTGATATGATGTGTCGCAAGGATCATAAATACGAATTGGAGTTACTTGATCAATTTATAAAACTTACCAAAATTTCGTTCGAAGATAACGTCACTCGATATAAATTCTTTGGGCAAAAAGTAAAGCGTGTATGTGTGTGCTGTTTCGAAAGTAATATCTATTACAACCCTCAGTTACATACAGCGAGGCAATGTGGTCTTATAAAACTCGTCAGACAACAAGAAGGTGCAGTGTCGTACCAGAAACTTGAGACCTGGACCCAAGATCTACATAGATTCATTGTTGAGAATAAACCTAAGTAAAGACATGACGCCCTAAAAGTTAAAGAAACAATGGGTGAAAGCATTCAAAAACTCACCCACATTGAACATGTCCTTAAGAGACCTGATTCATATGTCGGTCCGATTGATATCGGCACTGAACCGTACTGGATACTTAACAAGGCTCATAACACATTCGAAAAGAAAAATCTAAACTATTCCCCCGCTCTTCTCAAAATATTTGATGAAATATTGGTCAACGCAATCGACCGAAACTCAGTCCACCCAAAGAGTGTTACAAGCATCTCAGTGGAGGTACACAAGGACACTGGTGCCGTGACCATCGAGAACAACGGTCCTCTCGGCGGTATTGGTGTGCGTATGCATGAAAAGGAGGGGGTGTGGAATCCCGAACTTACCTTTGGTCATCTTCTTACGAGTACGAACTACGATGACACAAAGAAGCGTATCGTTGGAGGTCGCAATGGGTACGGGGCAAAGCTTACGAATATTTACTCCTCAGAGTTCTCAATCGTCATTAAAGATCACGAGACCAAGCAGACGTATACTCAAACATGGAACAATAATATGACGGTATGCCATCCACCAAAAATTACAAAACATGGGGGTGCCTCTTCATCGGTGTCTATCACGTTTATCCCTGATTGGAAACGATTTGGTATGAAGAAAATGGACGCTGCGATTTACAAGATTTTTGAAAAGCGGGTACTCGATGCAAACATCTGTACAACAGCAAACTGCAAGGTAAAGTTCCAAGGAGAAGCACTCAAAAAGATGAGCTTTGAGGCGTACGCCAAGATGCACGAGGGTGTTACAGAGCTCTGTTCTGTGACTACCGATCGTTGGTCGGTGTGCGTTGGTCCAGCTGAAAATGGCCTTGAACAAGTGTCTTTCGTGAACGGCATCTGTACGACCAAGGGTGGGTCTCATGTGGACCACGTGGCGTCCCTTTTGGCGTCCGGTGTGATTGATGAATTGGCGAAGAAGATTAAGTTGAGACCTCAACAGGTCAAAAATACATTCAATATCTTTGTGAAGGCGACCCTTGAAAACCCATCGTTCTCAAGTCAGGTCAAGTCTGAGTGTACCTCAAAGGTTCAAGATTTCGGGAGTAAGTTTGAGCCACCGAAGACGTTCATCAAGAACGCACTCAAGACTGGTATCCAAGATGAACTCCTGGCTCTGTCAAAGTTTAAGGAGATGAAGGAACTCTCAAAGTCTGATGGGACTCGTAAGTCCAAGATTACTGGTATTCCCAAGTTGGATGACGCCAATAAGGCTGGGACTGCACACTCTGAGAAGTGTACGCTGATTGTTACGGAGGGGGATTCTGCGAAGACTCTCGCAGTCGCGGGTCTCTCCGTGGTTGGCCGTGATCACTACGGTGTCTTCCCTCTTCGGGGGAAGTGTAAGAATGTTCGGGACGCCTCGGTAGCGCAACTCACATCCAATCAAGAGTTTAATGACCTCAAGAAGATTTTGGGTCTTCAACAGGGGAAGGAATACACGACTGTATCTGAACTTCGGTATGGACGTCTTATGATTATGACTGATGCCGATAATGATGGTTCACACATCAAGGGTCTCATTCTCAATATGATTCACTATTTCTGGCCAAGTTTACTCAAGTTGGGCTTTGTTGTCTCTATGGTCACACCAATCATCAAGGCTACCAAGGGTGCCACAGTAAAGTCGTTCTACACAGACTCTGCGTTCCGCACCTGGTATGGCAACGGGCAAGCTGGGTGGAGAATTAAGTACTACAAGGGTCTCGGTACCAGCACAAGTGCTGAGGCTCGGGAGTATTTCAAGAAGATTCAAGATCTCACTGTCAAGTTTGACGCGGATGTTATGACCGACAAGTCCATCATCCTCGCGTTTGATAAAAAGAAGGCGGACGACCGAAAGACGTGGCTTCTTGAGAGTACCGCAAAGGAGGCAAAGGATCTCGAAGTTCCCTATGGGTCAATCAAGAAGTTGGATATCACCAATTTCATCCACAAGGACCTGGTCAACTTCAGCTTGGCAGACTTGAAGCGTTCTATTGCCCACATGGCAGATGGTCTCAAACCGTCCCAACGTAAAGTCATGTTTGCATGCTTTCACAAGAATCTCAAAGATGAAATGAAGGTGGCCCAATTGGCGGCGTATGTTGCAGATAAGTCCTCCTACCATCACGGTGAGGTGTCCCTCGCAGATACCATCGTCAAGTTGGCGAATGACTACATGGGTTCAAACAACATCAACTTACTTCAGCCGTGTGGTCAGTTTGGTACGCGTCTTATGGGTGGGAAGGATGCGTCTCAAACGCGTTACATCTTCACCAAGTTATCCAAGGAGACTCGTAAGATCTTTGATCCCCGCGATGACCCAATCCTCAATTACTTGGAGGATGATGGTCACCAAATTGAGCCAGACTTCTATATGCCAACACTCCCTCTCGTACTCGTAAATGGTACGGAGGGTATCGGGACTGGTTTCAGTTGTTATGTACCACCCTTCAATCCCAAGGATATCAAGGAGAACATCCAACGAATGCTTGATGGTAAGGCTATCGTACCTATGCGTCCCTGGTTCAAGGGGTTCAAGGGTGTGGTACACAAGGAGGACGACACTTGGATGATGGAGGGTGTGTGGAAGTGGTCAGGTACAAGTATTATCATCACGGAACTTCCACCGGGTCGTTGGACGCAAGATTACAAGGAATATTTGGATGGTCTCGTTGAAAAGAAGTTGATTGGTGGTTTCACAAACAACAGTACCACGGAGGATGTTCACTTTGAAATCTCGGGATACACAGGAAAGGATCTGGTCAAGGATCTGAAACTGCGGAAGACGTTCCATGTCTCAAATATGCATCTCTTTCACCCAGTCAAGGGTATCTACAAGTACTCAAGTCCCGAGGAGATTCTCAAAGACTTTGTGGAACTTCGCCTTGACCACTACGTGAAGAGAAAGGCGCACCTCATCAAGGTTCTTGAGACACGCGCCACTATGTGTGGCTACAAATCAAAGTTTGTGACTATGGTTATTGAGGGAGATATTGTGGTCTTCAGACGCAAAAAGCAGGATTTGGAGCGACAATTGTCTGCAATCTTCCCCCAAATTGGTGGAACCTATGACTACCTCCTCAATATCAAGACGGTACAGTACACCGAGGAGAGTGTGAAGGCGCTCATCGATGAGGCGAAGCAGGCGAGAGCTGAATTGGAACAGATGAAAAAGACAAGTCACATTGATATGTGGAAATCTGACATTAAAAATATGTAGGCAATAGATAGGTATGGGTGAAGCTGCAAAGACTTCTCTTAAAGCTATCGGAAAGCAAGACACGTACTTACTTTCCAATGACCCAGATAATTCGTTCTTTAATAATACCAACAGACAACATTCTGAATTTAGGAAATATCATAGAAGTAAACGTGTTCATAATCCTGGGCAAGTTTCAGGTTGGCCATTCGCACAAACTGTGAAGGTTCAATTTGATCCCAGAAATATGGGTGATCTCCTCAGTAATATGTATTTAAGTATCGATATGCCAGGTCTGACACCAGGTTCGAATGAAAATTACGCAGACCAGTTGGGGCGACATATTATTAAAAGTGCGACTATATTTGTTGACGACATAGAACTTGAGAAGATTCACGATGATTGGGGTATTCTATACGACGAGCTTTATCTAGAAACATCTGAAAAGGTTGCAAATCGGTTTCTTGTTAATAGAAACTTGGGATATGACGCATCCTCGTCAAATCCACAGTACGCGGTGTATGAATCTAAACTACTCATCCCAGTGCACTTCTTTTTTTCTAGAAAGTACGCGAGTGATGAGTACGCAACAAATAAACCAAATCGTCCTTATTTTCCATTGTGTGCCATACACAAACAGAAAGTCGAAATCGCGTTTGAGTTTCACAAACAATCGTTCTTTACTGATAGTGCGACGCGTTTAGAACTCACTTCATTCAACGTCATCACAGAAGAGATTACGGTCAGTCCAGATGAACGTCATTACTTGGCAAATACACCACATGTGTTGGTCACGGATTTGGTCCGAAAGCACCCATCCATTGTGACTGATCTAAACAAGGATACGATAAAGAACAATCTTGTCCCAAATATACCAGTTAAATGCATACACTGGTTTTTAAGAAATACAAAGTTTGAGGATGAAAATATAGCGACTGGAAGTCCAGTTCCGGGTGACGATGAATTGTATAATATTCACAATCGTTTCAACTTTTCCTCAAATGTGAACTTTGACGAGACGTATACATTCTTTGCCCCAGTTATGGCGGATTCAAACTTCAATATTAATGGTAATAAAATGCCAAACGTGACGAAGACTGGACACACATACTACAAGTATCTTATGCCATTTCACAAAAGATTGTCGAGACCAACGCGAAATATATACACATATAGCTTCTCGATGAATCCGGTAAATGTGGAACCATCGGGAAGTTTGGATTTTAGTCAAATACAGTCAGATAAGACAAATATAGAACTTAAATTGGATACATCACTTGTTAATATAGAAACTGATACATATACATTACACATGTATTATACAGGATATCAAACATTCTCATTTGATCGTGGGTTTATGTCAGTTGCTTATTAAATAATGTATCGCGATTATTTTTTATATACTCAATAATATTATTTCGTATACACCATTTGATGAAATTCAATTGCGCGATCGTCGTTTGGATTTCGTGAGATGACCCCGGTATAAAATATGAAAACTTCTGCGTTCTACAGAAAGGATCAAATAATTTTTTACTATAACCATCTAGACTTGATTTATATGCACAGTGGACGGTAAATAATTTTCCGTCGTTTGTTTTGTAAGATATATGATTTTTTTTTGCGTAGTTGGTGATAAACCACTCCAAGTTTCGGAGTGAGATTCCACTTTTCTTGTCAAGGATGGTGAGTAGGGTAGATCTATTCTTTTCATTATCGTAAAATTGGTTTATGGAAGTTAGTAGAATATCGTTTTTGCTCATTATTATAATATACCACCCAAATCTATAAGCTCGTTCGAAGATTGGCATCCCGGACACCCACTCACAAACATCTGATCTGGGCCATGTGTATGGATACTTGAACTAGAAAAGCTTCGTTGTTTAATTCTATTTGCTTGTGCAGTGTGATGTTTACAATACCCATTGTTCACACCTCTAAATGTACACCGTTGACCATTCGGTTTTGTACCCTTACACGTACAGCTCGAATATGTATCCGGTATCTCTTTTAATAAAAGTTCAAGTGAAATGCCATGTTTTTTTGATATTTTTTCGGCGTATTCGTTTATTATACCATTGACTCTATGTTCCAATTCTTCATCAACAAGCTTTGTAATTTTATCATAGAGACTCATTCTTACTATGATCTAGCTCGTAATTTTTAAATAGGTCTTCAACGGATTCATTCTTTTTCATTCTCGCATCTTTAAGGCGAGTACGGAGAGTCGCCAATGTCCCAGTCTCCTCAAGACCGAGACGTGTACACTCCGCGATGAGTTCGTCTTTCTTCATCGTACTGAGTGCGGGTTCTCGCTGGGGTTTTGGGGGTTTGTGTTGGTTGATGATATCACCGAAGATCTCCTCCTTCACATTCTCGTAGAGTGGATCCAGGAGATCACACACAGGGTTCAAAAACTTGTTGAGGAAATAATAATGATAGTCCACCGGGATGTTATGTTCTTCAACATATTTGGGGTCTTCGGCTTTCTCGTACGCCTTGGCTTTGGGGTCTGCAGTCTTTGTGAGAATATAGGGAACACGGTCTCCAGATTGTGGCTCAGAACCAGGCTTACGTTGTCGCATCTTCGTGACTACTTGCACGTGTGATTGATTAATATGTACAGCCTCGGAACTTGTGATGGATACATTTTTACCCCCAACTTTGTACGAATCAGAGAGACCTTGGCTCAATACAAGCTTGTCGTTGGGGATATCCCCAGACAAAAGTTCGATGGCGCGCTCCTTGGCCAACTCCTTGGGTGGCCCGGGGTCACTTGACGTGAGCACTACATCGAGAAGTTCCTTACACACCTCGCGCATATGGGGTGTATTATCACGACGAACAATTTGGAGACCCTTCACGTCAATATAATCCATGTGCATCTTACCATCTTTACCTTGGGTCCATAGTTTGGCGGCGTAGCGCTTTTTGGAATACAAAAAGTAGGGCCAATACACCTTCTCCAACTCAAGATTATTAGGCTTCTTGAAGAGAGCACTACATTCCGCTGCCGCCCGCTCCCCAACCTTCCAACTGTATTCAATCGCCTCCTCACCTTTACGATCACCCACGTCAAACTCAACCATCACTGAATCCGTGTCACCATACCTTACCTTGGCCCCAGGGAAGTTCTTTTCAACGTAGTTCTTTGTCTCCTCAATCATTGAGCGACCCTTTGACGTCGTCGTTGATGCGATTGGTACACAGGGGAGAATACCCTTACCCGCACCCGTGAAACCATACACAGAGTTCATAGAAATCTTGTACGCCAATTGTTTACCATTGTACACCTCCTTCATAAAACCTGTGGCGTTCGCCATATCCCGCTTAGCTTGTTTACGGAACTGCTTGAGCTCCATAAGAATATTGGGGAGCAGACTCGGGACATCTTGGGCAAACTTGTACGTCCGGTCACCAATCGTAAATGTCTCGTAGTTAATACCAGGGATATTACCATACTTTTTCTCATCCATCACATAACTTGAATAACATAGATTATGCGCCATCATAATCGACGGGTACAACGCTTCAAAATCAAGGGCTGTAATTGGGGTATAGTACGCACCCTTTTGGGCCTCCAGGACTGTCGCGCCCTCATAAGGTTCTTCGGGGAGTGCACCGTACCGAATCGTGGGAACCATAAATCCCAATTCCCGTGCCTTCTTTGTAAGTTGTGAGAATACCTTGATTTGTTGACCTCTCTCCACGAGGAACGGTACCGGGACCCACGTGGCTTTAGCCATCTCAATCAAGTTCAACAAGGTGCATAACTTCTTCATAAGTT